TCTCTCTCCATCCATCAGGCGGGTGTAGATTTCTTCACCGGTGCTGTCGCCGCAGATCACCCGGTGCCTTCCGATCAGCCACAGGTCCCCCAGCTGGCTGAATACCGGCTGTTGCAGTTCGGAATCCACATCGAAGTCGTCCTCGTGGACCTGCTTGTCATGGAGCTTATTGAACAGCGTATTGATCTCGGGCGGATCAAATCCCGTCTTACCCAGGTCGAAGTTGCTGTTCTGGATATCCTCCAGCAGCTCCGCCAGCAGGGTATCATCCCAAGCGCCGGTGATCTTGTTCAGCGCAATGTTCAGCGCTTTCTCCCGGACCTTATCAATATCGACAACAGCACAAGGGACTTCGGTGTAGCCAAGATCCATGGCCACCGTCAGTCGCTGATGTCCGCCGATGATCGTCATGTCTGAGTTTACGACCAGCGGATCGGCAAAGCCGAACTCCTCAATACTGTTCTTGATTTTTTCGTACTCTTTATCCCCGGCCTTCAGCTTTTTGCGGGGATTGTATTCTGCCGGTTTGAGTACCGATACCGGCAGGACTTTCAGTTCAGCAGTCTTCTGCATCGTTCCCTCCATCTGTGTTATCCGCTGTAAAAACGCATGACCTCGCACAGCGGGATAAAGAAAGAGCCGAGCGTAAAGCCCAGCTCCGTTTCCCCGGTGACTTCCATGTATTCTTCGGTCATCGCACACCACTCCGGATTCTCCCCGTTGATGCTTGCGAGGATCTTATCCTCCGCGTAGTCGATGGCATGCACCAGCACCGCGCCGGTATTGCACAGGGAATACACACCGATGACCGTATTAAGGTCGATCATTTTGGTTTCTGCCATGGGACTTCTCCTTGCGCTCTTCCCGTTCCTCGATCCAGCGGATGATGAAGTCGGTCAGATGATTCAGTGCTGCAATCGACCAGTAGCAGATCATCCCCACGGTGGTGCCGGAGCCGGTGACAAGGCTCACAATAATCAGAGCCGCTTCCAAGGCGAGGATCAGGCTCTGCAGTGTTTTTCGATTCATGACTCTTTCTCCCTCAGATCAATGATCCGCTGATTCCTGCTGCCGCGAAAAGCAAGCCCAGCGTCCTTCAGCTCCAGGAGAAAAGGTCCATCCACCAGCACATCAACCAGTGTCAGGATCTCTTTGTCCCGGAGCGCCTCATAGGTGTATCCGGAGTACAGCCAGATATCTTTATCCGGTAGCACGGCTCTCACCCGTTTCAGGAATGGAATCAGGACCGCTGCATTCTCTTCTTCTGTCGGTTCGCCGCCGAGAATGGAAAGGCCCTGTATCCACGAAGGACGCAGGGCCTCGATAATCTCATCTTCAGTTTCTCTGGTGAAGGGCCGACCGTAGTCGAAATCCCAGGTCTCCGGATTAAAGCATCCCTTGCAATGGTTCCGGCATCCGGAAACGAACAGAGACACTCGGACACCAGGACCGTTGGCGATGTCTACCTTCTTGATCTCTGCATAGTTCATGGTTACTCGCCTGTCCCATTCGCGGCAACAGGTGCGGTACAGAAGTGAATACCGCGAGTCTCATTCTGGAACACCTCACGGGCGATATCCTGTGCAAGGCCAGACCAGTTGCCGTCATAATCATAGAGGTCATCGTCAAAGAACTGGATCACCTCCGGCTGGAAACGGACAAAGCCGTGCGCCGTTCCCGTAGGATCCTGGGCCAGCCGGACATCCTTCACGATGGGGTTTCCCCTGAAAATGGTCTCATAGAGAGCAACGACATCTGCGGTTCCGGTGTCGTTCTCCTCATCGTACAGGTTGATGGCCAGGACCACATTGCCAAACTGGACACACTTGGGAAAGACGCGATCCATGGCCAGGAACTTCTCATGATCCCTGACTTCGATATCGAACAGGTAATCCGAGCTGCCATCCTCCAGCTCGACGATCTCTCCGACATGAATGGCAGGGTCGCGCTCGAACAGCGCCTTCACTTTCTTCTGGTAGGTGTACCAGGGCGCTTCCAGTATCAGTCTCTTCATAGGTTTTGTCCTCCTCATTTTGATTCTTCGAAACGCAGCTGCCGCATCTTTACAGATGCAGTACCCGCTCAGCAATCTCCTGCGTTCTGCCCTGGTTGAAGTAGTTGGTGCCCAGGTACCCGCAGACACGGCGACACACATTCATCCGCTTCTCGTCCCGGTTGCCGCAGTTCGGGCATTCCCAGACGAGCTTCCCATCGTCCTCCACGATCTTGATTTCGCCATCATAGCCGCAGACCTGACAGTAATCACTCTTGGTGTTCAGTTCGGCATACATGATGTTGTCGTAAATGAATCGCATGACGGCCAGCACCGCAGGAATGTTGTTCTGCATGTTGGGGACCTCCACATAGGAGATCGCACCGCCTGGACTGAGAGCCTGGAACTCTGCCTCAAACGAGAGCTTTGTAAAAGCGTCAATCGGTTCCGTCACATGAACGTGATAGGAATTGGTAATGTAGTTCTTATCCGTCACATGCGGGATCTTTCCGAAACGCTTCTGCAGACAGCGGGCGAATTTATACGTGCTGGATTCCATCGGCGTGCCATAAAGGCTGTAGCTGATGTTCTCTGCCTCACGCCACTGGGCTGTCTTCTTGTTCAGGAACTTCATGACGGCGATGCCAAAGTCATGACCGACAGGATCTGTATGGCTGACACCCTTCATCCGATACACACACTCGCAGAGTCCGGCATAGCCAAGGCTGATGGTACTGTAGTTGTCATACAGCAGCCGGTCAATCTTCTCGCCTTTTCCAAGACGGCTGATCGCTCCATATTGCCAGAGGATCGGAGCGACATCGGAAGGTGTCCCCAGCAGCGTCTCGTGCCGGATGCGGAGCGCTTTGTGGCAAAGTTCGGTCCGCTCTTCCATGAGTTTCCAGAACTTATCCTCATCGCCTTCCGCGCTGCAGGCCACGTCCACCAGGTTGATCGTCACCGCTCCCTGATTGAAGCGGCCATAGTACTTGTGGCTGCCATCCGGATTCAGGCCTACGGTATCCGGTGTCAAAAATGCCCGGCAGCCCATGCAGGTGTACACATCCCCGTTCTTCAGCTGCTTCATCACCTTGGCGCTGATGTAATCCGGCACCATGCGTTTCGCTGAGCACTTGGCCGCCAGCTCGGTCAGGTAATAGTACGGCGCGTCCTCGGTGATGTTGTCCTCATCCAGGACGTAGATCAGTTTAGGGAACGCCGGGCTGACCCACACGCCGACTTCATTCTTGATGCCCTCGTATCGCTGCTTCAGCGTTTCTGCAATGATCAGCGCCAAATCATCCCGCGTCTGTCCAGGCTCCACTTCATCCAAATACATAAACACAGAGACGAAAGGCGTCTGCCCGTTGGTGGTAAGGAGCGTCTGGATCTGATACTGGATGGTCTGGATGCCGCGCTGCACTTCTTTGCGCACCCGCATCTCCGCCATACGATTGACTTCATCCTCGGTGTAATCCCGGCCGATGGCCAGGAACTCGTCCTTGATCTCGCTCTTATATTTCTGGCGGGAAACATCGACGAAGGGAGCCAGATGGGCCAGGCTGATGGTCTGGCCGCCATAGGTGTTTGAAGCCACCTGCGCGATGATCTGCGTGGCGATGTTGCAGGCCGTGGAAAAGCTGTGCGGCTTTTCGATCAGGGTATCCGTGATCACCGTGCCGTTCTGGAGCATGTCTTCCAGATTCACCAGCTCACAGTTGCTGATCGGCCCGGACACATATCCCATATCGTGGATATGGATCATGCCTTCATCGTGGGCTTTGATCACATCCTCCGGAAAGATGTATCTCCGGCAGATGTCCTCGGAGACCTCGCTCGCCAGGTAATCCCGCATCGTGCTGTTGATGATAGGGTCCTTGTTGGCGTTCTCCTGCTTGGCCAGTTCATTATCGTGCCGGAGCAGCGACAGGATCTTCGCGTCCGTGCTGTTCTGCTTTCGGAGCAGCTCGTGCCGCAGCCGGTAATCGCTGTAGTGCCTGGCAAGCCTGTGTGCCTCAGCCTGATCCAGTTCATCGATCACCATGTCTTGGATTTCTTCGACGCTCACACTCCGGCCCAGCACTTCACATCTCTTCTCTACCCGACTGGCGATGTTCTCTTTTTGTGTATCACTGATCCGGTCCTCGACGGCCACATCATGATTGGCAGCATCAATGGCCCGGATGATTTTTCGATAGTCATATGGGACTTCACTTCCGTCCCGCTTGATGATTTTCAACTGTACTTCTCCTCCATCTGCTTCTCTGCCTCTGCCAGCAGATCCTCACAGGATTTCTCCAGATGTTTTCGGCACTGCTCATCCAGGCAGGAAAACACAGTTCTCTGCTCTTCCTCTGTCAGGTCGATGGTGTACCGCTCCTCTTCATCCGGAGAGTTGCTGTTTACCACAACGAATTCAATGCAGCTGTCCATATGGCTTTCCGTATACCCGTTGATTCCCACATAGAAGTCGTACCAGCCGTCGTTATCACAGGTGTCGTCGGTGTACTCGTCCATGGGATGCATCGGCGCAAAACCCAGGTCCTTCCGGATACGGTCCGCGATCTGGCTGAGACCATTTGTCGCCATGAGCTGGAAGGTTACAGTAGGAAAGCGGCAAGGGAAAGACACATTGCACTGGTCGCTGCCGTACAGGACATCCGCGCCAAAGTCGATGAAGATCTCATCCCGGATAAATGCTTCAAGCAGATTCATTGAGTCTTGCCTCCTGCCTTGCGCACTTCTGAAAGATCATGCCCTGGATCGTATGATTGGGGATCTCATACATGGTCTGTATCTGTTCCAGGCAGATCAGGACATCCGCCATTTCTTCGACCAGATTGTCGTAGGCTTCTGCGTCATCCTGTCCGCCATTCCGTGCCCTGCGCATCTTGCTGATGGCCTGGATCAGTTCCGAAAGTTCTTCACAATGCACCATCGCCTGAGCATCTGCGCCATAGCGGCCAAGCACCCGGTGCTGTGATGGTATCTCAACCTTCATGTCGCGCCTCCTGCTCTTTTTCCAGCAGCGCGATATACCGGTTCAGGTACCAGACTGCCTTCTGAAGATCCTCGGTTGTTTTCGCCGGATCCTTATGTCCTGCCCTTGCAATGTATTTCACTGCATTGCCGAGATGGTACGGAAGCCCAAGGCCTTCGATCACGTCGATCACTTCAATGGAGCCGTAGGTGTAATGCGCCGGATGATTCACATTGTCGTCCAGCACTGCTTCCAGCTTATCCTCCAGCGTCTGCTTTTTCATAACCACTGAGCTTCCTCCTCTTCTTGTTTCTTTGTCCGGTAATATTTCGTGCGGCACTTCCCGGAACAGAACCGCTTCGTTCTGCCGCGCTGTTTCCGGTCCAGCTTCTCGCCGCAGATGATGCACCGGTCGTTTTGCTCATACCAGATGGGCAGGTTCAGCTTTACGAATTCGCCCGCACCGGCAAGACCGTGAGTCTTGCAGTACAGCTGCACCTGATTCCGATTGAGCCGCAGCTCCTTTGCGATCCGCTTATAGCCC